TCCGCCCCGCCGTCTACACCAAGTTCGTTATTAGTACCTTCGTTGTAAATAAATTTATCAGCAAAAGTAACTGCCTGATTACTTAATGTAACTGCACCAGTAGGAACACCTGAAGCTAAAGTTAAAGATACGTCACCAGTATTAGTACCTGATACACTTGCACCAGCTGCAACAGTTCCTTCTACAGAACCACCACCTGTGGCTATATCTGCAAAGGTACTATCACCTGTTTGTATCTGCCACTTATCCGTTGATTCATTGAATCTTAACTGTCTGTTAGTTGAGGTACCTCTTTCTACTTCTATACCTGCGTTAGCAGAAGGTGTACCTGTTTCATTATTATTAAGAACTATAATATTATCATTTAAGGTTATAGTTTCTGTATTTACAGATGTGGCTGTACCACTAACTGTTAAATTACCATCTACAACCAAATCATTCTCTACAGTAACGGTACCTGAGCCATTACTTAGTTTTACATCTCCTCCAGCAGCGTTTATATTTAATGTTGAAGCACTACCACTACCATCTCTGGATTGTATCTTTGTAGCGTTCATACCTATATTAGCTGCACCATCGGCTCCAATTTGGAATAGCCCTGTTCCATCATTTAGATTTAATGCGCTACCTTCAGCTTTGTTAATCTCTAAAGGAACTGTCGGATTTGAGCTACCGATAGCAAAATTCATAGGAGACTTGTGTCCATTAGATGAATGAAGTGTAAGCATACTAGTAGAGCCAGATGCCGAATATTTAAATAGTTGTACACCGTCATCTAGGTATATGTTTGCCTCAGATGCGTCTACTGCGCCTATCCTAGCGTCACCATCTACTGTTAGTCTGTGTGTTATGTCAGAAAATGCCATGTCACTTGAATTACCAAAACCATAATTACCAGTCTTGTTAGTTCTTGCTTTGGCATCAGATGCAGAACTTTCTCTTGTCCAAACGTCAGATACTGCACCTAAAGAATTAATTTTATCATAAACTGAATTCACAGAAGGTGCTTTGTCCGTTACACCATCCCAGTCGTCACTGAATACGACATCTTGAATTCTATCATCAAGTCTTGCCTTGATATATTGTTTGGAGGGTAGCCTGTCGTCTAAAGCTAACATGCGAGTTTTAGCCGTCGTCTTTTTTGACAATCCGTACTCATTGGATTCTTGTGGCTTTATTTTTGTTGGTTTAAACTTTTTCATGCTTCTCCTAAAGGTTGGGCGACTTAAACTGTGGTGTCGCCCAGAACCACGATTTATATGTTACTTGACCTATCTAATCTGAAATTACAATAACACCAGCTTCTGGTCTTATGACTTTCAATCCATATCTCATAGACATGTATGAACCCATAATTCCGAATCCGGGGTTTGCTTCTTCGACAGTTAGTCCTCTCCTCTCGACGTATGCGACAGGTTTAGCGGTCATGTCAAATATTCCAGCTCTTGTTTGTGGGACGTAAGCGTTGACTACAACGTTTAGTCCATAGATTTGTCCGACGATACCATCGTTAGATACATCATTGACGTAATCTAATCCACCTTTTTGTGCTGCACCAGCGGTGACAGAACCGAAAGGAGCTGTAAAGTCAGCTAAGTTCAATAGAGTTTTGTAGTGTGTTGGTGAGACCAAGATTGTATCTGGGGTCATACCTTTTGCTGCCATCAACTCAATAGCTTTGGTTATATCAGTCAACTCTAAGTTACCACCAGTTGTGGACTCTGAGCTGCTTGAATCTTGAGATGCGAAGTAGTGTGAACCCAATGTATTCAATTCTGAAGTTGAGTACTCACCGTATTCGTATAATCTTGAACCAGAGCTTGGACTTGCGCCATAGAAACCACCGTGTGGGTGGGTTGCGAAAGTCTCGATGTCAGTTTCGTTAGTAGATGCTGTCTTTGCGGTTGTACCGAAAGTTCCATCTGCTATACCGAAAACAGCGTATACAAAGTGTTTTGTAACGTGTCTTTCTACTGCTCTTCTTGCTTCGTTCAAAGCTAGTTCCATTTCAGAGAATCTTGAATCTTCTAACATTCTTCGGGTTACACCTACTGCAATACCGAACTCTTTGACTGAAACACGTTCGTTTCTTAGGTCAGTGTGTTGGTATGATGGTACGGTACCTTCTTCAATGACTTCCATACCCATTGAAGGTTTTGCGAATGTAATATCAACATCTCCACCGGTGTCGGTTGTGAAACGCTCTGCAAACATATTTACTACAGGCATTTCAGTGACTTTGTAGTCCTGAATTGCGTCTTTGTAGTCGATTAATACCCTGTTAGCGGTCGAGCTTAGTTGGCTTGATGCTATACCGGGGTTTGTTCCTGCTGCTACCATATTATCTTATCTCCTTAGAACACCAAGACCTTGATTAGGGCTTCTGTTCCTGCGTTTGCCTCAAGTGCTACTGCACAAGGGTTCTTATCTGCTCCTGAAGCTTCTTTAACTAGTGCTCCAGATTCTCCGATAGTCAATAAGTCACCAACAGCGACGTCGACGGAATCTCCGTCTACATTAGCGTAAATCATAATTCCACTACCAGTTATCATAGAGACTTGGTCTCCAGATGCTGCATCTAACAATGCAAATCCTGCTGGTGGTACATCATCTGTATCAGCTGCGATTAATTTAGCGCTGCTGTTGAATTCTAATGCGTCTCCTGCGTTGATGGCCTCTGCTGCTTCGAAGTTCATGATGCGAGCTGGTGCTCCACCATCATTTACTAATATTCCTTTTACGATTGCCATATTTAATTACCTATTCTTCTTCTCCTTTGAAGACAATGCGTCCGTTTTCCATCGCAAACATGCGTGGGGTTTCGTCAGCTTCTACTTCTGGAGTTTCTTCAGCATCATGGGATTTGCCTTTACCGAAAGTTCTTTCTGCTTCTTCTGGTACTGGCATTGAGTCCATTGCGATACTGAATCCTTCTAGCTTGATATCGTCCCATGCTTTGAGTTCCTCAGCACGTGCATCCTTCCCATCGTCATCGAGTTTACCAAGAGCAGCTTCCTTTTCTAGGATGTTGCTAACGAAAGAGTTGACACGAGCTTCTGCTTCTGCTTTAGCTTGTGCTTCTTTTTCTTCTTGGAATTTTGATACGAGAGTCATTGCCTCTTCGTGCTTGGAGTTTAACTCAGCATAAGATTCTTTCATCTCTTCTAACTGTTGTTTCATTGAAGCGAATTCACGCTCAGTGATAACATCAGCTTCTGAGACAACTTCTTTATTTGTTTCTTCAGCCATAGTTTCTACCTCGCTGTTTCGCCCGTGTGTGTCACAGGCACATGATTCATCATCATGTTTATCACCGAATTCACGGTGACTATCATCACATTCCTTTTCTATTGTACATGCGTCACATACGGGTGTGCGAGTCTCATTATCAATAAAACTCACCTCGATAGGACGAATGTCCATTGCAAACGGTTCTCCTAGGACGTCAACGTCTTTAGAAAACCAATCGATAGAGACATGCGTCATATCTCCGTTTTCAATCTTTTCTAACACTCCATTACTTTCAGCTGCACCTCTATATAGTTGTGCTAGCATCTTAATTGCCTTTTTACCATCTTCTAGCTCTACGATTTCTGGGTTGATAGCCTTTCCAAGGAGGTCGTCCTCGGTTCGTTGATGATTATAGTAAACTGGTAGTTCAGTGAAAGTCTCAACACTTTTTTCTAATACGGATGGTTCGATAAAGACCTTTTGGTCGCCATCTTCGTCGTGGGGGCCTGACGTTATAGCGATTACTGGAAACTCTATATTATCATCCGTATGAACAGGTTCATCCAAAGTCGCAGCAAAACTGCGTTGGTTCTCCTCTCCACCCCCGGCATTCACAGCAAACTTACGGTCAGTTTCCTGCTCTACCCTCATGCGGCACATATTAGCCGCAATCTCTTGATGGTCCTCAACTCCTCTTTTCTTTAGGGTTGGGCCAACTTCTATTATACAACGCTCGTAGTCGTATTCTGTGCTCATTCTTCTCTATCCCCCGTTGGATTTGCAGACGGCTGATTACCAGCGCTGCGGTTTTCTGTCCTTGCGGACTCTTCTTGTTTATCTTGGTCTCTTCCTCCAGATATGTTTGCATTCTGTGCTGTCTCTTGCATTTCAGCTATTCCTTCTGGATTCAATCCTCTTTCTGCTCTAACTTCACCGGGTGCTAGTACACCCTCTGATAGGTATATCATATCAGTCTTTGCTTTTACAAAGGCATCATCTACGTTTATGTTTCTAAACTTGAACTTAGCGTCGCCACCTAATAACTGTGGCATTAGTTGCGCATTGATTGCAGACTCAACCGCAGACTGTAAATGTCTAACATATGGCTCAAAAATAGCACGTGCTTCTTCTGGCCTGTCGAACATTGTAATCGGAACCTTAAGTGCCACATGTATCTTTTTGAGCAAATCATCAGTATATTTTCCATACTCAAAGGCTCGTTGAGTACCTTGTAGCTCCTTGACAGTAATATCATTACCATGAATAATGTCTTCGCCGGGTTCCAACGCATTAAAAGCATCCACGATTTCGTTAATCTTATCAGGACCATAAGGCATATCGGGGAGTCCAGCGCTAATATCAAACCTACTAGTAGCGTATTTATTGAGAGCAGCTCCGATGTCCCGTTCTGCGTAATCTTTGAGGTCAACCAGATAAAGAATTGGATGGATGTCACTAAGACCATAAGCATAATCATCGAACGGGTTGTTACGATAGACCACCAGTTCGTTCTCCTCAAATCTAATTGACTCTTTATCATCTCCCAAATCCTGATAGTAATACATTACTTGTCCACTAGGACTCCTCTGAATATACATATTTTGAGAAGACCTGATAACTAAGTTATCTCCAGTCCACTCTAAATAAGAGGTACCAAAAATTCTACCATTACGAAGCCAAGTATATAACGTTTGTTCTAAATTTATTTCGTCAAACAATTCAGCGATACTTTCCCTGTCTTCATCACTGTCGGTGACTATATCATATCCATCCTTTGCTGCATACATGCATGGTAAATCTATAAGTGTTCTGACTATAGGGTCAGATAGATATACATTCATGTAAGTCTTATAATCACCTAGCTGTGGTTCTTTATTGGCTGTTCCTCCACCAAACATACCGCTTTTATTCTGTAGCTGTATACGTTTTATAACACCTGAACCGAAACTTCTTGGACTGTCTTCGGTGTATGGAGGATTTTCTCCTTTAGTTGCGAAACTTCGCCTATTAAAAGGCCAATAATCTCTTAGAGCCACGGCTATCATTCCAATATAGTACAATATAGTATATAAAGCTTTCGCTCAAAATCCCTTTATAAACCAGAAAGTCTACCTTTATTTAGGCTTTTCGACCTTCTAGAAGTAGTAAATAGACCCTTTGTAGGAGATGCACGTCTGGAGGTACCTGTCTGTTGTATAGATACGCTTGCAAAAGACGCAGATGGGGGTAACATAGAGAGTGCAGCATGTAGTGCTACAGCTGTACTATCACAGTAATCATCATGTTTACCTGTAGGTGCAGCAATCTTCTCTGTTTTGTTGGCTGCATCCATAGTATATTCCAAATCTATGTGTTCTCTAAGCCATTTATTGACTAATTTGGCCTCTGGAGGGTCTAAATCCTCTGGATGTGGCACTTTTACCTGCCCTTGTTGTATGTAAGATGCCATATCTCTATATATTTGTGTCTTACTACCTTTAGGGCCACCAGTAAAGATAAATGGTATAAATTGTATCTGTGGTTTACTGGATATACAAGCTAACTTTATTTCTTGCTCGATAGCACCACCAATACCCGTCGCATCAATAATAACCCTATCAGCACCAAAATCGTGAGCTGCATCCATGATACGCTTACGCTGATATGGAATGTCATGTCCACCCGACTTAGGGCTAATTTCCTCAAGGTATATAAGGTTTGCGGTATTACTATCCTTGTCTTTAGATGTACTCCATACGCTAATAACAGTGCTATTAACAGATTTGCCAATGTCAACACCCACAACACAGTTAGGATAATCTTTTCCTCTCTCTCCAAAGGTTCGTCCTCTGGATAAACAGGCTTTGAGTAACTCGGGATTGAAGATGTTCGAGACCGATTCGACGAACTCGCACTCATATTCTGTTCTCCAATATATTGAATCTTCCCCCCATTCCCTCATCTTTTCAGCCATATCATCGTCAGTATAAGGTGCAGAGTAAGCCCTCCCCGGCTTTACTGCATCTCTCCATGTAAATACCATTCGTTCGAATGAGTCGTTATATGCATCATCATAAAGATAGCGCCACATGTGATTCTCTTTACTCTTGGGCGTACCTAAGTTAATAAATGGAGCCCTATTAGAAACTATAGCGGGCTCTACGTTGTCAACAAATAATTTGTCATCTATAAGTGGGCTCTCATCTACTATACACATAGTTGGATGTTGTCCTCGTATTGCTTGTCCCTGATTTGATGGAGCTAAAGGAGCTCTACGTAGAACTGTCCCTCCCTTCATTGTGATATTAGGTTTGTTATGAAACCTATACGTGTCAATCAGTCCATTGAGAAAACTGTTATCAGCAAAATGTCTATAACAGTAATTAAATATAAGTGAAGCTTGGTCCTCAGTAGGAGCCAAGATAAAAATTAAATCCCTAAATCTATTAAAAAACATGTAGATACATACAGCTACCGAAAGAGCAAAAGACTTGCCACTGCCTCGTGGAGCCAATATTGCTAGTTTACGATGCTTATCTTCATCTCCATTAGGAAATGTTAACGTTTTTACAATGATTTGTTCTTGTAAAGGTCTTAATCTTAGTGGTCTTTGTTTGTTATCTATGAGATATGCTTCACAAAATGCTCTAATCAATAGAGTCATCTTCCTCTCATCTTGTCTACATATCTTAAAAATCTGTTCTAGTTTTCTGGAGTCGTGTGCAGCTATACCGCTAATCGCGGATTTCATCTGATTTTCTTTCTTCAGGGCTGTCATCTATTATCTCCTCCAGTATTTTTGAGAAATTTTCACTATTCTTTTCAACAACAGTAGGTATTTCTATATTAAGAGCACGGAACTCAGTATGAATATCACGTACAATCTGGTTTCTTTGTCGCAATAACTCTGTTCTCGCGTTAACATCCCGAATACATACAAGAATTTCTTCCCACAACAAGTCTTCAAGCGCGAGATTGCGGGCCAGAAGCCGGACAAGTTCTTTATGTCTTTCATATTCCCCTTCTCCGACTCTGATGCGTAAACGCCTTTCATACCCTTCGACGTCCATTACTTGGCTTCGTCGAGTGCGGCCTTAACTTTAGACTTGACTAAAGCAGATAATTCATCATCTTTTTCGTCCCAAGCTGTAATTAATACATTTTTGACTAAAGAGTCTTTGACATGCTTTTGTGCAGTCTCATCCATCTTCTCAAATACTTTCATTTGAGCTTTTGTTAGATTCTTATCAAGTAACCCCATCAGTTCAGCTTCGTTATTCTTTAAGTATTTAAAGACTAACTCTTTAACTGCTGGTACAGTATAAGCGATGTATCCGCCCATACCTAACACCAAAGCAGCTAATCCTGCTAACATTGGGTCATCCATCAAAGAGTCTAATAGACCTGATTCTTCAACAGTATCAATGATAGCTGTAAGGTTACCCTCACTAGTTTCATTGGCTGCTGTGTTGTTGTTGGTTTCGTTTGCCATAGGTTCTCACCTGTTTTTATATAATGCCATAGCACTATTTAAAGCTTTCGTTTAATCGCAACATTCGCAGTTGCATCCGTCTTTACAGCACATATTTTTTATCTCCTTATTGTGTGGCCCCCAGAACGCCTAATGCTTAGATATCCTGTGAGTCGTGTGGTCCTGTTGGGAGCCACAATAATACTAGAACGTAAGACTATATAAAGCTTATGTCTATGCGTCTACCACTAGGGCGTATGCGAATTGATTTCCTACCTTGTGTATCTCTAGCAAGCGTATAGTTTTACCATCATCTATTGTTTCTAACTTAGTTTCCAATAGAGCTAAAACTCCTGCTAGGTCACTTGCGGTTTCAGTGAAATCGTTTACTGCGAAATTTGCCATTTATTATCTCCTTATTTCTTTTTTGCTACAACTTTTGTTGCTGTTTTATGTTCGTGTGCTTGTTGATTAGCCTCTATTAACTGTGCTTGTTGTTGTGCTGAAGCATTGTAGTCAATAACAGCTTGTGCTTTTAGTTTATAGAACGCTGTCTTTTCTGCTTGTTCTTGTTTCCAGACATCCAGAGCATCTTTGATAATCAGAAGGGCTGGCCCTCCTAGAATAGCTATCAATGTCGTATATCCTTCAATTTGTTGTAGAACAGTCTGGTCTTGTAGTCCGTGAAAAATCACATATCCTGCAAAACCAACCCAGAGTAAAACTAAAGGTACAGCAATCATGAACATGAAAATATCATTAAAAGTTACTCCTTCTTTTGCTTGTGCCATCGTTTCAGTCCTCCTTATCTTTTTTGTTTCCTTCACTACCTTCTTCGGTAATTGTAATTGTAATCGTGACATTATTTTCTGAATCATCGATAGTATGACAACACATAAAAGTGCTATCCCTAATACTGCAAGTATAATTGCAACCATCGTTAGTAAGTCTGTTGGTGTCATTATTCATGGTTCCTCCAAGATTATTTCATCAATATAGAAATACGTTACATAGTCATATAAACCATCTCTATCAAAGTCTGCGTACAGATTTACATATACCATATACCATCCAGTATAAGGTTCTGTAAAGTATTCTGGTCCAGAGTTTAATTGGTACTCGTTAGCTTCCCAACCAGTAACATTAAAAAAGTAGTTGTTATACATGTATCCGTTCCATACTGTTTCATTATCTTCATTAACTTTCATGTGACCTATATCATAATACACCATGACTGGTAAAGAATCTTGGTCACAGTCTGTATCTATGTCTACAGTAATATTCAGTGTGTTTTCTTCTCTAGAATAATTACCATATTCCATACCATTGTAAAAATAAGTCTCGTTAGATGAGCAGTCATACTCTTCGTATTCACAGCTGCCATCATCTTCCTCTGCCCTTTCGTTGTAGTTTGATGCGTCTATATCCATACAACCATAGATAGTAGTGTCTTCATTTGTCTGATTACCAGTTCCATTGTCTACTGGTCCACCCAAAAACTGACACCTACCATTATCATGAGTA